TTACTTCCAGCAGAAACGGCTAATTTAATTGCCGATAACCACATATTAGTACCAAGTAGCTTTTACAGGTTTTTTATCAGCTCTTAAAGCTTTAGTTCCTTTTACAGTAACTACTTCTGCTTTAGTACCACTCGTCATAGGAATAGTAACGCCGCCTGTTGCATAACCATCAGCTCCAGCCCCTAGTTCTTTTACAACTTTAGGGTCTTTGTCCATAAATCTAGATCCTCTAGTCCAATCTTTGCTCATAATGTTTCTCCTTAATGATATTATAGTTAATTTTTCTTAAAATTTCTACCGAAATCGTGAACTTTACTTTTGTCTGCCATTTGTTGTTTAGCAATTGACACTCCTGCACGCAATCCAGCTAATTCTTCGTTTTGTTCTAGCTTTTCGTCGTGTTGTTGGTCGTCCATCATAGCTCTCATCGTGTCTAAGTCTAATCTTGCTTCATTATTTGCAGTTCTGTCTTGATCTGCTTTAGCTTTTAGGTCTAATTCACGTGATTTTAGTTTTAAAAGTGGGTCTCCACCTACTTCAGAGCTAATTTTGTCTTCTTCTTTAGCATAATCAGCTGTCATTTCTGCAATTAAGATAGCTTTTCTTGCTTCCATCATAGAAGTTAGTTGTTGAACACGTTGTTGCATCTGCATTGCTTGTGGATTTTGTTGCATCATCTGCATTGCTTGTGGATTTTGCATCATTGGTGCCATTTGTTGTTGAATAGATTGTAATTCTTGTAGTTCTTCAACATATTCTAATTGAATTTGTTCTTGTGCCATTAAAGAAATGTGTTCAAGTATGTTTTTTTGTAAAGACATCATTGCCATTGGATTATTTTGCACCATAGAGATAGACATAAAACTTAAATGTGCATCGATGTGTGCTTTATGATCTTGACCAGGGTATGCTTGAAAAGGTTTACCACTAATTGCCATGATATGTTCTAAACTTGGATCCATTGGTTGTGGTGGCATTGGTGGAGGTAAGATTGCATTTATATTTTTAACTCCAATTGCATCATACATAGATCTGTAAGCTTGATATAAATTATGAATTTTAGGATTTGATTGCGCTAATTGTAATTGTGTTTGCGCCATTGAAATTCTTTGTGTTTGAGAAAATATATTTGGATCAGCAACCGGTAGAATATCTACTTTGTCATCAAAGTCTGCTACTTTAACATTTCTTGATGCACCTGGAACGTCGTAAGGATATTCCGTAGGTAAATAAGATTTAAATACTTCTGCTAATAATTTAAATTCATTTTTTAATCCTACATATAATCTTTTGTGAATAGCTGACATAACACGTGATCCACGTTCTAATAATGCAACCGTAGTTCCAACTGCAGCTCCTTGATTCATATCTCCTACTTGCATATCAGCAATAGATGCAAATCTTTGTGCACCCGATACTACGATACCCATTAATTGTAATAAAGTTTGATCTGGTCCTTTAAATGGTAGTTGCATAAACTGATCTTTAATATTTCCACCAGGTACATCGACATCTCTAAATTCTCCAGGTTGTAATGGTTGAGCATCGTCTCTCATTCTTACACCTCTAGTTTTAAAACCAGCTGGTAAGTTTGCTAAAGTTCCTGCATCTAACAATTGTCTTAATGCAACAGTTGCTGTTCTAGATAATCCACCAATCATGTGAATTAAACCTAAACCATAAAAACCTAAACCTGGTAAAAATTTAAAATGTACAAAATAATCTTTTTTCTTTTTTAAAGGATCTAGTGCTTCATAGTTTCTTCTAATAGATAAAACTTTACCATTAGCTTCATCAATTGTAATAATGTAAGGAAGTTTAACTCCTGTAGGTTCTTGATCTTCAGGATTAACATCTTCATGTCCTTCTAAATCTATATCAACATGCATTTCTAAAATTGTGTACATGTCTTCACTACCACCTTGAGTAATACCTTCTAATTCTAATTCTTTTTGTTTAAGTTGATCTTGTTGTAAAGGCGGCTCTCCCAAATCAATGTCTTTGTAAAAGCCATTGATTTGTTGTTTTCGTAAATCATTTTGTGACATACGAATAACATGGATTACAGCTTCCGCATCTTCTAATGAGGTAGCAGAGTACGGCACGACTAAATCTTCAGCCGGTATAAATTTTGAAACGGCTCTACCTAATAGATCGTCATAATAAACTTTCTTAAAAGTAGAACCGCTGAGGGGTAGATAGAAAAGCATTTGATCAAACTCTGGTTCATATTCTTTCATCTGATCCATAATTTGATAATTCATAAAATCTTTAACACGTTTAGATTGTTCTTCTTTAGCGACACTTGCATCGCCCATAATTTGTGTTCTTACAGGACCGTCGGCTGGTAATAATTCTTTATAAGCTTGTGCTTGAAATTGTGTAACGGCTTCTGCTAATACGGGGTGAGTAACTGAACTTGCTCCTCTAAAAGGTTCTGTTCTAGTTATATATTTAAAACCAAGTAAGTTTAATCCTTCTTTATAACTTTCTTCCCAATCTTGTCTTGATTGTCTGTAGTCTTTATACTTATCCATTAACTCAGAAGATAATGTATCTAAAACTGAATCTTCTAAAAACTCTGCTAAATTTTCAAAATGATCTTGTCCACCTTCTGGATTAACTGAACTTGGATCAAAGTTAACAGTTGCTCCTCCGTCATCATCTATTTCAATTTCTGGAGCGTCACCTTGTTGTCTTTCAACAATTTCTTGTTGAGTTTCTATAATCTCTTCTTGTCCTGGAATTTCAATTTCGGTTTTTGTATTGGGTAATGATTTGTCTATAGTAGCCATAAGCTATTCTATCCTCTATCTGTTATTGTTTCAACACCTTCTTCGACAGTAGTACTATCAGGAGTTTGTTTAACTGTCAAACTATCAAGTACTTCTTTAACCATGTCGGGAGAGGCTTTTGCAGAAGCGTCTGGCTTACCAGGGTTCTCTAACATCCATTCCATAATCTCGGATTGAGTAGCGGGCTCGTCGTTAGGTTTGACTATTTCGCCAAGAGTTGAATTATATTTTAATTCCATTAGATTAATTTAAAGTCTACATCAACTTTGTTATAGTCTACCATCAGATAGCCACTGTTGTGTTTAACAGAAGCCCATGGTACTTCATGAGCCATAACTCCTTGATAAACTTTAGGATTATTTAAATATGTAAAGTTGTAGATGTTAATGTCAGATGGAGATTTTCCAACTAACTCAATATTATCTTTTAATCTTATATCACTAAAACCTAAATCAGAACTTCTTGCATCTCTTTGTCTTGTACCTGCTTTACTTCCATAACTATCACTTGCTCCTGTATATGATTTACCAGAATCATAATTATTTCCATAGTTAGGATTTTTTTGCATAAAAGTTTGAGCTTTAGCTTTTTCAGCTGCTATTTTTTCAGCTGCTATTCTTTGTTGATCGGCAATTGCATTATCTAAAACTTTTTGTGTAATATCTAAAAAGTTATTTTTATAATTTAATTTTTTTACATCAGATAATTTATTATAAGTTTTTGTTTGTTTTGCTAAAGTTTTTTCTAACATTTCTATAACATCATTAGTTCCAAATAATGATACAGCATTTTTATTTTGAAGAGGATTAGTAACTAATTCACCATCTAACATCATTTTAGATGAAAATTTATCAAGACCTGTATTAGGATCTGTTACTATCATACCCATACTGTCTGCAAAATTTAATTGATTTGCAAAATCTGGATTATAATTACTGGCTTTAGGATTTAATGGATTTCGTGCATTAGCCACCATCATTAATGGAGTAAATGCTAATTTTGCTCCTTCTTTAAATTTTCCTGGTAAATCTATTGAAGTAATTCCATCTTTAAAATTGCTAAACATATTTTTAGTTTTATTAACTAAACTTTTTTCTTCGTTTCCTCTTGATAAAATTGTGTTATCAATAATTCCTCTATATGGATTATTGTTATAACCTTTGTTTTGAAAAAATTCTTTTAGGTTGGTTACTTTGTTAGGTGCATCTACAAAATTAAAACCTGGTTTAAAATCTAAATCTTCAAATCTATTATCCGCAAATCTTTCTAAATTTTGTAATCTATTTGGCATGTACTCAGGATTCATAATTAAATCTTGATATATTTCTGGAGTTGATGGAACAGGAGCTACATTATTACTAAATCTATCTATGTTTGTTTCTCCAGCAACTTGTCTCATATTTGGTTTACCATATCCTGTTATTCCTAATTCTTCAGAAACAACTCTTTTGTCGTTATTGGGATTACCTAAATTGTTAACATTAAAAGGTAAGTATTCTCCAGCAACCTCTCTCATGTTAGGACGTTGAAAACTATTTATTCCAGAATTAGTAATAGTAGTTACACCTGCGTTTTCCATAATTTTTGGAGCTGCCTTTATAGTTCCTGTTTGATCTGGTAAAGCATCTGCAGCTGTAATCATAAACCCACTGTTGTTAGGAGTAGAATCTTCTACTTCTAAACTTGTATCTTCTACATAACCTAAAGGTTGCATATAATCTGCACCACCACCATATCTAAAATTTTGTCGAGGTACCATCATAGTACCCACTCCACCTCCGTTGGCGTACCCCGCTCCTTCAGAGTCGATTGGTACAAACTGATCGTGGTATTGATGGTAAGTTTTATTTCCTGTTATTCCACCTGTCGCTAACTGTTCAATTAAAATTCGGTATTCTTTTTCGTCTATCATTAATAATACGTTCTGTTATGTGGTATTGAAACTTCGTCTCGTTCATCTTCTGGATGACCAACGAATCCTCCTTGTCGGAATCTCATTACCGCTTGTGTCATACTATCCACCAAATCATCATGATCTCCATAAGGAAATGATGCACACTCTTCAATCACCTCTTCTGCGAACTTTTCGTCAGGCGCCCAAATTTGTCCACTCTCAAAGAGAGGTGACACGGCGTTTACTCTAGCATGTTTATCGTTACCTTTGCTAGGAGTATAGTTTATAACAGGAATACCCATTTTTCGCAACTCATAAGTTAAAGGTAATCCTGATGCTTTAGCTTCCACGATTACCGATTCTGGTTTCCAATAGTCGTATTGTTCTTTAGCCACTTTTCTTAATTCAGGGAACTCTAGTCTCTCTTTTAACGCATCGAGTAGAATTAAATTTGGAGCGCTGTCCGGGGATTCTTGGAATACACCCCAAGTAGTAATTGCAGAATAGTCGGCAGTTTCTTTTTTAAGAAATGCAGTATCATAAGATTGAATGACATGTTGTAGTTTTGGAATATAGTCTCTATCCCATGTTCGCCACCATTCCCTTTTAATTAAACTACCTTCTTCAGACGTTGGATTTTGCATCCATTGTGCATTCCACTTACCAACGCTCAACGATGCTTTAACAGATTCTAATTCTGAAAGTTTCCAATACTCTGGCCAGACTGGTTTATTACTTGGAAGTATTGCTGGGAACTCAATGATTTCCCATTGGTCAGACTTTAATTCTTTTTGAGATTTTAATAACATCCCGGTTAGATCTTTCATATTCCATCTCGTCATTACAACGACTATCGCTCCACCGGGCTGTAAACGTTGTCGAGGTCCTGATGTATACCATTCATAAGCACGTTCCATTGCGGTCATGTTGAGTGCGTCTTGCTCAGAATGTGGGTCATCAATTATAAGTAAATCCGCACCACGGCCCGTGATGGCTGATCCAACACCAGCTGCATAGTATTCACCACCTTGTTCAGTTTCCCATTTACCAGCTGCTTGACTGTCCTCTCTTAGTCTTGTTTGAAATACTTGTTTATATTCTTGACTATCCATAAGAGTTTTAGCTTTACGACCAAACCTTATTGCAAGTTCTGTCGTGTGAGTTGTTTGGATGATTTTAAGATCGGGTTTACGCCCAACCATCCAAGAGGGTAAGAGGAAGGACGCAAACTCTGACTTGGTATGTCTGGGTGGCATGTTTATAATTAAACGCTTTACTTCGCCTTTTGCCAGACGGTTAAATTTTTCTGCAATTTTTTTGTGATGAGGTCCCTCTATAAACTCTGGCCAAACGTGTTTGACAAAAGATAAGAAGTCATCGTGGACCTTGGATTTGGTTTTTTTCTCAGATAGCTTTAATGCATATTTGAGAAATTGTTTCTTAACATCCGGTGGTAATCTATTTAGTTTATCTTCATCCATAAAAATTTTTTGTAAAATTTTTTTATAATTTTTTTTGACACCTTTTTATTTTCATCTGCATTTTATAGCATGTTTATGTCTAAATCAAACCCTATAGCATAATCTCAAGCTCAAGCCCGCTAGCAGGGGTTGTGGGGGGTCTGTTTTTGTAGCTAGAGCTGTAACTCTAGGGACCCCTCGGCTTGCGTTGCTTGCTTAGCAAGGAACGCAAGGCTGCTGCCACCGGCAGGTGGCAGCACGTATGAATCTTTGATTCATACGTTAGCGCAGCGAAGCTGCGCTGCGCGGAGCGGAGCGGAGCGAGGTGTGTAGCAAAGCTGCATACCGAGCTCCGTTTCCGCGGAGCGCTGTGCGCGGAGCGCACTACGTCAAGCGTGGAACGCAGAGCGAAGCGAGGCGTACAGCGAAGCTGTATGCCGAGCTGAGTGTTCTGCGTTTCACTCTTCGTTTATATTTTGGGTGGTGGCGGGGGCGGGTGGGCCCGTAGGTCACGAGCCGGGTGCGACAATTTGTCGCATTGACACAATATGTAGTGGGTCGCCGATCCTGGCCCTATATCCAGGTCTAGTGTTTAAAGTGTCGCAGTTAGTAAATAAATATAAATATATTTGTTTATTTTAATTATGGGATTTTGTAAGATTAAAAAAAACAAGGAGAAAAAAATATGGATTATAATTTAATCTTATACATCGGCACGGCTTTGATTGTCGGTGGATTTCTTTTATTTCTATTTTGTGAAATGAAAGAAAGAGAATTGGATCGAAGGATCGCCGAACAACAAAGATTCATCGATGCAATTTTAAGAACTCAACAACTACAAAACATAAGAAGGGATATAAGAAAATGAAAAAACATTATTTAAGGACTACAAAAAATCTTTATTTTATAAATGAAGGATCTTTAGATAACGGCATAAGAATTTTTTATTCTTATAATACACCAATAGCTTTTGAGAAGGGTCATCGTTATGAAATTTCTCAAAATGTTTGGTCAGTCACTACGGCAAAACATTTAACATGGATCGAGGATTTTTTAGGTTTGCCAGATGCCGTAAAAAAACGAGGACGAATTCCATATTCGGACTTTAAAAAATATTTAGATATTGAAACTCAAAAATCTAATTAGAGTTCCCTTGACCTCGAGCCGATCAAATCGGCTCGAGGTTTTTTTTGAGCTCTAAAAGCTCTACAACTAAAAGTTGTATTTTATTTCATTTTAAATTTTTGTGGGGGAGGGTGGGAGGGTGGGCCCATAGGTCACAAGCCTGCGACAATTTGTCACACCCAAATATCACCGATTCCAGGACCTGCGACATTTTGTCGCATTGACATAACCATAGGTTGTATTACCTGGCCGCGACAATTTGTCGCATTGACACGAATCTCGGATCGCAAGGCTTTGAGAGCTCACAAGGGATCGCAAGGCGAGGACAGTGGATCGATTAATTATTTTTTTGATTGCTTATAATTTTTTCTATTAGTTTCCAATCATCCGTTGCAAGTGGTTTCACTTCACGGATATCTAATAGAAGACCCTCAACAGAGTTAGATCCATAAAGTTTTATGGATCGAGGTAAGCCCTTGAGGGCTTGTTCGACTAGTATAAAATTACGATGACTTCCATCAATTAAATCTTTTCTTTGATAGTGAAATAAGATTTGATGAGGAGAGAATTTACATTTTTTTGTTTCAGTATATTTTAACTCAACCATAGTAAAACCATTGGTTTTAGACCAAATTAAACAATCAGAAACACCATGAACATTATAACACTCAATCGGAGTTATAAGTAAATTGGAGCAATTATTTTTAAATTTATGATATAATTTTTTTTCTTGTTTCACCGTACACTGTAGTACGATGAAACAATATTTTAGTCAATTATCTATTATGGGTAATCTCGAGAAATCGAGACACTAGGGCATATTCTTTGTATTTGAGTAAGCATATACCAAACGGCGATATCGTATGGTTTCATCGCCGTTTTGCAAAAATAAAATGAGGTATCTTGACCCTCATAATCTTTTTTAAAGTTAAATGGTTTTGCATCTTTTTTGAGTACAAAAGTTTCATGACTTAAAGACCCTTTTCCATTAAAGACAATTTCGTCAGTTGTTATAGTTTCATCTTTTATAACATTTTCGCAAACTTCTTTAATATAGTCATACTCTTCTTTGATTGATTTCCATTGTTCATCTGTAAAATCATTATGTTGATGCCAATAATTAGTATATCCCATAATTAATACCCTAACCAATCTTTTAAATCTTTTAATTTATAGTTAGATTTATGACCACACTCTTTAAAGAAATAAAAAATTTCATCTAGATTGCCATGAATTTTAATTATTTCTATTGCTCTTTTTAAAGTTATAGTTTCCATTATGCGACCTCTTTCATATTTACAAACGGAACAGTATAATTTCCGTTATCAGTTTTAACTACGGCTTTCGTCCTATTGATTTTTGAGACAACACCTTTATACATTGAATAGTTATCTCTTCTTCTTCCAAAATTAACTTTCATACCTACTTTAAAAAAAGTAGACAATTCATTAGTTAAGGAATTTTTTCTTGTTATAACTGATTGAATAAGAGTGTCTAATTGACCTTTATCCATAGTCAGTATTTCTTTTTGTATTTCTTCCATTTTCATAATTACCTCTTTTTAGTTTTAGATTTAAGAAAATTAACTGATTTCTTATAAACAACATTTGGAGCGATACTTTCTTCATTTTTTCCAAACATTTCTTCAAGTTGTTTCATTACTTTCGGATCGTCTAAAGCTTTCCAATTAATTGCTTTTTGAAAACCGAAAGGATCATTATTGTTTTTCATATTTCTACTTTCTATTAATTGTTAATCTCTAAAATCTATACATTTTTTATACTATATCAACCTTAATTATGGGAATTTCTCACATACACTAGATATGGTATGTCCACCAGGATTTATACCATATATGGTAATCTACAAAAAAAGATTAATTTAATGTTGAATAATAGATGATATGGGAATATATATTAAGGTATATGTTAAGTAAATTTTTATTAGAAGATAAAAGAAGAAAATTTATTACAAAAGAATCTATAAAATCTTTAAACAATAAATTAAACAAAAATATTAATTTTTCTAAAATGCAAAAATTAATTAAAATAAGAGATAATATAGTTAATCATAATAAACAAAGTTTAAATAATTTATTAGACCATCAAAAAACATTAGATACATGGTGGAAAGATAGATTTAAAAAAGGAGAGACTTCAGTAATGGGGAGGAAATCTTTAAAACAATGGAGAAAAGATGGAGTTGTTTTAATTAAAAAAAGAACAATAGAATATAAAAAAGTTAAAAACACACTAGATAACTTTATAAAAGTCTTCCATAGGAAGACGGAGAGTGTCCTTAAAACCTTTTTAGGTACTAGAGGTCATAAGAAATAAAAATAAATTATGCAACCAAATATTACAGAAATACAAAAATTTATCGCAATGCAAAAAAAGAAACCTATTAATAATTTTTTAAGTTATTTAATTTTAGGTAAATTAAATGAAGGGTGTTCTAAATATAATTGTTTTATTGCAAAAACTCATAAAGATATATTTGAAGATATATTTAATATTTACAAAGATGACAAAGATTTTAACAAATTTTTAAGTGGATGGAATACTACTGAAGAGGAAGTAAGATTATTAGTTAGAATAGAACTTTATAAACTGATGGATATGCAATTTGTAAAAGAAAATAAAAGTCATAATAAAATAATTACTTATGCCTTAACTAAAAAAGGACAATATTTTTTACAAACAAGTTTAAGAAGATGGTTTTATTTTGAGAGTGGTAGGTGTCAGATTGAGAGTGTTGTTTATGCAAACTAGAGAGTGTGGAGATTGTAATTTATGTTGCAAACTACCTTATACAAATTTTAAAAAAGATTATGAGTGGTGTTCTAATTGCGATATCGGTGTTGGATGTAAAATTTATGAAACTAGACCAAAAGTTTGTAAAGACTTCTCATGTTTATGGCAAAAAGGTTTAATTGAAGAAGAATTAAAACCTAACAAAGTTGGTTTTTATATTGTTCCAGAAATTGAAGAAAGTTATAGAGATAAAATATTTACAATTTATGCCGACACACACAAAGTTGATAATGTTTTAAAAAAATTAAAAGATATAGATTTAATAGATGCCGATGGCGATGTGTGGACTTATGTTATTAGGTACAATAACAACGAAGATGATTTGGCTTTATTAGATAAAAAAAGATACGGAAAAAAACTAATATTTCACAAAAGAGGAGATTATGTCTAAACCTATAAAAAATAAAAAAACAGAATTTGATTGGACAGATAAAACTGACCATCCAATTGACTATAAAGAACTAGACAAAGAGAACAAAGCTTTTTGGATAGAACAAAAAAAACCAAAAAGAAAGAAAATGGATGACAGTAAAAATGGAGACTATTTTCTTTTTTGCCGAAACAAAAAATGCAATCAACCAATCTACAAAAATCGTAGTCATTTTGATACGAGATATTGTGATGAGTGTTGTTAGAAAGGAAATATGAAAATGTCAAAAGAAGTAAAAAACGAATTAGCCCAAATTAAAAGGAAAAAATGTTTTCCTAATAAGAGAGTTGATGATTTATTTTGGGAAAACTCAAAAAATATAACTTCTTCAAAATCAATAATTAGTGTTAGTGGGCAAGAATTAGATAGAGGAGATATATACGAATTATTTCTTAATGCCTTTGAAGAGGGTTATAAAAAGGGCTTTGCAAGTGGGTCAACATATTGGTCAGAAAAAGAACTTTATCAAGAACTTTCAGAAGAATTTGATCAGATGATTAAAAATGATACTTATGAAGAAATTTTTGAAGACCAAAAATTTGAAGATAGAAAGAGAGAAATAAAATGAAAGATAAAGAAAAAGGTTATGAAGGCTTTGGAGTTTTAGCAGACGATTTTCATCATTTTGCTAATTCCATATATGATAGATGGGATGAAGGTTTAAAACCTAAAAAAAAGCATATGGATGGTTTATTAAATGCTTGTAAAGATTTTATTAAATTAAATAAACAATGGGAGAAGAGAAATGGAAAATAATAAATGGGAAAAGTTAGTAAGTAAGCATTTAGTCGGAAGAAAAATAGTAAAAGTAAAATGGTTAAGTGCAAACGAAACTGAAGAGATTTACGGATGGGATCAACAACCATGTGAAATCTATTTAGACGATGGAACAATCTTAACACCTCGAAGTGATGACGAAGGTAATGAAAGTGGTGCGATTGGAACAAATTTAGTTGATTTGCCTATTATACCTACATTTAGAGAGGAGTTAGAATAATGCCAAATTGGACAAGTAATGAAGTAAGGTTTAAATCAAGAATAAACTCAAAAAGACAATTATCTAAATTAAAAAAAAGATTAAAAGGTGTTGAATACCTTGTTGAATTAGCAAGTGGCGAGAAAACAAAAGAGTGGAACGATTTTGATTTTAACAAAATACATAAAATGCCAAAAGCTTTGGAGGACACAGTTTCGCCTACACAAGATGGAGACGAAAAAAAAGCAGAACAAAGATTAAAAAGATATGGTGCTAAAAATTGGTATGATTGGAAGTGTAAAAATTGGGGTACTAAATGGAACTCTGTTGATACTGAAATTATAGAAGATGAGAAAGATGGATTAACTTATACTTTTAATACGGCATGGGATTGTCCAAGAGAAGTAGTTAATAAATTACAAATGATTTTAGATAACGAACTTCCATTTATTAGTATTGAGAGTTGGGAGTGTGTTCACGAAGATGGGCAAGAATTTGAGCAAATTATTTAAAAAAGTCTTCCATAGGAGGACGGAGAGTGACCTTGAAACCTTTTTAGGTACTAGAGGTCACACAGAATTTTGTAAATTATATGAATAGTTATGATAAAAAAATTAGAGACAAAAGAATTTTTATAAAAGAGGATGGTTATATTCCAAGTGGTATGAGAAGACAGATATCATTTTTTTGGAAAAAAAGTAATCAAAATAAAATTAGATATAAAAATAGAAAGGAGAAAAAATGAAATCAATTGATGAAAACAAATTTTTCATTATAGAACAAAGAACATATTCTTATCCTAAAGAACATTTCAAATATTCTATTATGAAAGATGAGTCTTATGATTTGACTATGGCTACCAAAATGCTTTTAGCCTACGAGCAGTTAAATGATAGTGACACTACCAAGTATCATCTTCAAAAAGTAGACTTAAGTTTTGAAGATCCATTAATTTTAACAGAAGAGGTCGCATAAGTTTTGAGCTGTTCACGAGCTGTCAAATTTTTCCGGGTCCACCTGGTTTTTTGGCAGCTCAACGGCAGCTTAAATTCAGCTCTTATGCAGCTTAAATTCAGCTAAAATTTTAAGAAAAAATAAACAATAAACAATATAGGTCACAAGCAAGGAGAAAGAATGACAAGTGTGCAATTTTATTGTGGAGTAGTTTTTATCTTCACAACAATCGTAATGATAATAACAATATAAATTAGGAGGAATGATGGAAAAAAAATACAGACGAGAGAGCGAGCAAGCTAACGAGCGTAAGAATAGAATCTTGTATCTACATAGTCAATGGTTGAGAGAGAACGGATATAAAAATTGGAAAAGTTGTGAGCGAGCAAGCAAGGAAAAAAGGGGGTCAGTATCCGTACCAATTGCAAAGCAAGGTAGTTCGTAAGCCACCCCCAATTTAACTTGATTTATACGGCAAATTACGGTAAAAGTCAACCTATGGGTGTACCAGCTAAACTTACAGAACGACAGATTAAATTCGCAGAATTGCTAGTTTATAACGAAGGTAGAATGTCACCGGCAGAATGCGCTAAAGAAGCTGGATATACTACCAGGCCAAGACAAGCTGCTAGCGAGCTGAGAAACCCTAAATATTCCCCATTAGTAGTAAGATATATTGGAGAGCTGAGAGCTGAAGTCCAGGAGAAATATGGTGTTAACTTTGAAAGGCATGTGAGCGAGCTGGCAAAAATAAGAGATGAAGCTTTGAAAAAAGGAGCGTGGAGTGCTGCAGTTAATGCTGAGGTCGCAAGGGGTAAAGCTGGTGGATTGTATGTAGATCAAAAATTAATCATGACCGGCAACATAGACCAATTAAGTGAAAAAGAATTAGAAGAAAGAATGAAACAAATTCTTTCAGATCATAAAGATATCATAGAAGGTACAGCAACAGAAGTAGTCCAAGAAAAACCTGCGAAATTAAAAAATATAAAAAAATTAAATTAAACTTTTTTCCTTGAAACAGTAAGGATAGTCTTAAATTTTTTTGGCTGTTGTATAGGTGTTTTAACTCCTTGTGGATCTGGTCCTTTAAGAGGAGGTATTTCATTAAATTTAACATAAGGCATATTCTTAATTAATGTAGGATTCTTTTTCATTTTTTTCTTTTTGTAAATGTAGAAACATTTGTAGGTTTAGGTCCTTTATTAGATACTGCTCTCTTTCTTGAAACTGCTGAACGTTTTTGTGCTGATGACATTTTTCTTGCTTTAGCTATAGGTACGCATTTTGGATATGCACGTTTACTTCCTTTTTGTCTACCACATGGTTGGTACTTACCATTTTTTTTAGGTGCACCTATGTCTACCCATTTATCATCTAACCATTTTTTTAAACCACTCATCTGGTTGCACAGCCCATGCCTTTAGTTGTAAGTCCACCACTTCTCATTTTCTTACGACCTACTTTGCCTTTACAATATTTAGAAGCCCAAATATTAGCATATGCGCTGGGATAAACATCAAACTTTTTCTTTGCAGCAGCTTTACCAGCTGGACATAATTTTGCCATTATCTTTTTCTCGCTGTTTGTTTTGCTCTCTTAAAGTCTGATGCCTTTGGTGCACCTTTTGCACCTTTCTTACGCATTTTACCACCACGCTTTCTTTTAGCGTGAATGTTTGCATAAAGACCGGGACCAGCCATTATTTAACTTTCCCACCTTTTTTCATAAAGCCCATTTTATTTCTGACTTGTTTAGGGAGTTTTTTTAGTCCCTTAGATTTTTTACCTTTTGGTAATGGTTTTAATTTTTTCATATATTTATTTTCTCCATTTTAATTATACACCCTTTTGGGAATACATTTCTATCAGAGAATAATTCCTCATTCTCTTCATAACTAGCAAACGTTCTAACATTTTTTTTATCTTTGTTAAACAAATAAGCTTGTGTAATCATAACACTAGGATTAAACTTTGTAAACTCATCTGATGTTGCGTGCCCACTGTCACCGGTGATATCCAGCCACATAATAGAATAAAAATAATATTTCTTATTCTTAATTACAACATGTCGGTACTTAGATTTCTTTCGGGATTTTGGCATAAGAATTTTTACTATAAGAGAAATATTTAGGCAATTTTATTTTTTATGAAAAAAAAAATGCTCTGGCACTTCAAGTATGTAAAAATGGTGTAAAATGAACATTTGTGCCATGGTGTGCCATGAGAAATCAGAGCAATGGCACAGCTATTAGTCAATAATACCAATGCTTATAGCCTAAAAATAGCACTGTGCCATGTGTACCGCCAATAAAAACTGATCACTGAAAAAAAAATTTACCCTAAAATTTCTCTTACACCGTGGCACAGCTCAAAAAACCCCATAAAACAACACTTGCCACACTATTGACACATTATGGACATAATTACTTTAGAATGATTATAATGTATGGGGCTTCCACTCTCGCTTCCACCCCACCCCTGACAGGATACGTTAACTTTGTCTAAATGTTTTAGACCTAAATCTATTAATATTTTCACTTTTTAGAACCATCCTAATTGGTTCAAGATGACCTATAATATTGCTCTCTTGTATTTCAATTCTTCTTATTTCTTCTAATGCACCACTCTCTGTTTCAATATAGATATGACAATTAGATATAGCTGTACCTTTTTTATCTTCTGTAAATTTGCCAAGGTATTGTTGCAAATCTCTTACACGCATACTCATTTAACGTTCTCCTTTTGTTTTAGTCGTTTAGTCTTTCATTTGCTTTTACATTTTCTTTAAAAGCTTTATCATTTTGTATTTGTTGTGCATATTGCTTAACCAATGCATACCACTTATCAGTCCAGATTTGTTTCATTCCTAGATCTTTGGCATTGTGTACTGCATTAGCCAACTTGTTCATCTTGTCCATCATTACTTTTAGATGCGTTTCTTTGCTCATAGTATTTACTCACCTTTCCCAACCATTGATGTTGATAGTTTTTAAACTCTTCGCCTTCAACTATAAATTCTTGATAGAAATTATCTTTCGAGCACATCATAATCACACCTTTGTTTATCTCTGTTTTATGCATGTAATTGTGAGCCATAGCGTAGGCTGCTAGTTGAAGTTTGTAATCCCCGATCCACTCTTCTCGTTTCGGTTTATTAGTTTGCTTAAAATCGATTATCGCATCGCTACCCTTGTGTACCCCTACCATGTCCGTTTGGCCTGCGTAGAGCCCTGGATAGTGAAGTGTACACTCTATACCATAATACTCGGAAACGTTGCTTAAACCTTGCTCTATGACCCGTATAGCCATATTATGAGCCTGTTGTCCGACTTGAGTTAAATCTAAATAACCAGATTCGTCTATATAACGCTCCAAAATTTTGTGCATTGCAGTACCACGAGCTGCAGCTTCTTCAGTAATCTTATTCGCCGTTGCCTCACCAACTCGGTCTCGCCATGCTTGTAAGCTATCAGCTTTGTCAGCTGATTGAGTAGCAGATAAGATAGTCGTAACACTTGGTAATTTCTCGGAACCCGCCACATAATGACGTTCCCCGTCTATCGCTTCACGAACCGTCTTTGGATATACATAACAATTATTGTGCTTCATTTTTTTACCTTTATTAGTTGTTTCATAACAGTTGTCCATGGGTTTATGTCATAATCGCTATGAGCACAACCACTGAGTAATATTAATATTACTAAATATTTCATACTCTTCTCCGTTTACCGAATATTGTTCTCCAAAACCAACTTCTACAAATTGAAATTACTGTAAAGATAACAGCTATATGGAAGCTTTCGAGTACAGTTGGGTACATATCAAAAAATGGAAAAATGAACAACTGTATCATCGTCGATAGTATTAATCCACTACCGACATCGATACATGTTTCAAACAGATGTCTCATTCTTTTTCGGCTTGGATGATTGCTTTGCCGATTTCTTCGACGATTTGCGGGACGATAGAATTGCCCAATCCTTTAAGACGGTGTACTCTGCCGGGTACCCCATGAGCCACTCGACCCACGTTGGGTTCAACGCTCCACCACCCTTGACCCACGCTTCCTTGTTGTCTGTTGCTACTCTTACCGGTAGGATTGATCGTCTGTGAGAATTGACCACTGCTTTGCCACTGTCTTTGTAATCTCTCGTCGTCGGAGTTGGCATCATTTGTACTGCTGCCGTCAAGTTGTGTTGAGCCGCTGCCCTCGCTCCTTTGCGCTTGATCAAACTCTCTGGGTTCTCTTGTCCCGATGCTCTCGGTGTTGGCCACATCCATTCCTTCAACCTCGGTGGACGTAGAGTTGTGCCGTTCATCATCGCTTGTGCTTCTGGTTCCGTCAGCTCGCCAGCTTCTACTTTCCGTCTCATGATCATTGTCTGACCCTCCGATGCGTGTCCGAACCCCTTCGTCGTTGGTGTCGGCCACATTGATTTTTGTTGTTTCTCCTCGAATAGAACTGCGTCCGATAGTTTCGCTCCGAAGGTGTTTTCTGGTTTGTTCTTCTTCCTTAGAATATAAGAACCCTTCTTTGTTTTCTCTACTCGGCTCGATTGTTCTCCCCCCTCCACGCAACCTACTGTCGGTGTCGGCCACATTTGATCTTTCAATTCCTGTTTCCATTCGATTGAGTGTAGTGTTGTCATCTCCTTGTCGTATTTGATTGTCGTTAAGTGAGGTTTTATTTGTTCCCAATCCTCGATGCTCGGATGACTGAACCCCGCCTTGTCTCGTCTGAACCAATGTTCTATTGTCGTCCTCTTGATTCCTGTCTTCTCGAATAGAGCTGCTACTGTCGTTTGTTC